GAGTTAGGGTCTTTCGCTGCTTTAGGGAATTTTTTCATTTGACCCGCTGAACGCGCACAGAAAGACTTTCTGCGTGCCGCTCGTTTGCCCGTAGGACTTTTCTCGGTAACCGCCGTCTGCAATTTGCTTCCGGGGTTCTGTCGTCTGTACTTCGCAACGCCTTTCTTTGTCATTCCAGCGCCAGATTTAGTGGGGCGTTTATCCCCACTTTTTACAGACATGCCAGCCATACCACCCTTCTTAAACGAAGGGCAGCTATCAGCTTTCTTTTTGTAATAACTACGCACGGTTATTAGCCAAACTTCTTACGCATATACAGAATTACGGTGTAGGTATCACCACTGCTAGCACCGACTGTGGTGAACTTTACGTCCCCCGTCTTGCCAGTTCCTGCATTGTTAATTAGCCCACCAAATATAGAGTAGTCGTGATCCCCGCTTTGGTTTTCACCTAACTCTATTGCCATAACGTCTGTGTCTGCATCAAACAAGATGCGGACTTTCATGCCTATGCACTGCCACCATATACGCTCTATGTTTACGTCAGTGCAGGACAATCCAGTGCGTGAGTCTGCTTCTAACGCACTCACATCTACTTTAGTCACGGCAGACTCGCCAGTGCCATCAGAGATGTTTGTTAGTTTGATAGCCACATAAGATGGCCCATCAACTATTGTTTGAGAAGCTACTGCATCAGCCATGACTGCCTCCTAAGATGCGTCAGAAGAACTACTGATACCAAAGAACTTCAATACGACTACAGTGTCACCGCCCGGATCACCAGAAAGTACAACTTCAACTTCGTCTGCTGTTTCAGTCGCAGCCGTTGTAGTTCCGCCAGACATGCCTAAGACACCGTTACAAGGAAAGAATCCTTTGAACCCTGTGCTGTTTACAGCGGCAGATATACCATCTACAAACCCATCTGTGTCAGCGTCTGTGCCAATGTCATTCAAAGTGACAGAGTTAGCCGCAGCAGTTGTCACAGCTACAGTTACGCCCATAGGGATGAAGTTAGAAGGAATGCCTATTGAACTTTCCTTACCTGTGGTAGCACCATCTGCAACAGTAATTGTTGCAGTGTACTGAGATAGCGTCATCTCACTGGTCAAGTCACCAGTGCTAGAGCTTTTTACTATATTCTTAAACCCATTTTCCGAACGGACGGGGCCATTAAAGGTCGTGTTAGCCATTGTCATCTCCTGTCGTGGCTAGGTCAGGCACGGGATGCGCCTGTCAGGGATGAAATACTTATACAGTAGAAAAAGAAAAGGGGCAACATGTGCCCCCTTCTTTGTGTAGCGTATTACGCTCCGGGTGAACCGAAAATTCCTAACGGATCACTTACGCCGAAGCTGTATCGCTCTCTGGCCTTATAGCGCGAGTTGCCCGTATCGAAGTCTGCATCCATAGATGTAGCCATCGGAGAACGAACAAAGTGCTTCAAGCCATTTGGCACGTCAGTCATCAAGAAGAACGCATCAGTATCAGTAAGATAATGATTGATTGAATAACCGCCGGGAATAGACCCATTGTTACGCAATGCGTTCAAGTCGTTGTCAGCCGTTCCTACACGACCTTCAGTTTCAAGCAAACGAGTTGCTACGAACTGCAAGTTCGGTGGGATAATCAGCTTGGTGGGACGTGCTGCGATCAACAAACCACGCTCATCAGTCCAACCTGCAATCTGAATAACAGCCGCTTCTAGAGAAGTTTCGTTAAGGTCAGCGGCAGTGGCTGGACGGTTTGAGTTGGTGCCACCAGAAACAAGCGGGTGTGCCGTTGAACATAGGGTCTGCCCGTCACCATAGGTGGTGCCTGCTGCAAACGCATTGTTCAAGATGGTAGCCGCTTTCACTTGCTTGGTGTACGCCATAGCGCGTGCCAGAGCCTTCGTATAACGTGCAGAGAGCGAATCGTAGAGGTTATCTTCAATCGCTTCCTCAGTGATCGAAAATCCCATAGCCACGGTCTCGTGCGTATAACGAGCAGTGAATGCTTCTTGTGCGTTGTCATACTCAATCGCAGCGCCTTCGTCCTTGACGGGTGCAGCGGAAAAGCCTGACAGCTTAGTTTCTTCTTCAAAAGAACGATCAGAAGTCTCTGACTCAAAGATTTCTGTGTGCTCTTCACCATATTTTGCGTACTCCATTCCAAACAAAGCGTTCAGTCCGGGCAGGAGTTCTTTCAGTAGCTGGGCGCGAGAAATTGCCATTTTACCTTACTCCTTAAATACCAGTGGTGTTGTCAAATGCGTGACCTGCGTTCCACTTAACATACGCTTCCGTGAATCCACCAGAAGAGTTCTTGGTTTCTTCAACCAACTCAACAATGCGGAAAGGAAGTGTAGCTGTGGTAGCAGACGTGTCTGAAATAGCACCAGCAGAATTACCTGTTACGGTGCTTCCACTGTTGTTCACTCCAGCTACATTAGCACCAATGTCAGTGATAGCTAAATCACCAATGGTGGTGCCAGACGACACTACGGCAACCTTGAACAATACATCCGTAGCATCACACACATACGCCTTAATATCTGAAGCGGCTGTGCTTGCTGGGTAGTATTGTCTGAAAGTCACTTGTGAAGTACTAGGATCGGTGTAAGTAACACCCATGAAGACTCCGATTGGAGTCATGGCAGCATCAAACGTGTCACGCTCGACGGTGCCGCCAGTTACTAACTTAACAGCGTCCCCATAGAAAATGTCCGTCCCATAGCCACTGGCTATGCTGTACTGACGAACTGTACCTACGTATGGAACACCACTAAGTAGCTTTACCGGCTTCAGCCCATAAGGGGCATCGACTGTTGGATAAGCCATGATGTTAACCTCTTAACAAAAAATTTAAGTTCCTTTACCAAAGTTGGTAACTTTTGTGCTGCGCTCGTTGAATAAAGGCATACGAGGATCGTTTTCGCGCATGAGGTTGTTGTCTACAGAGTGCATTTGCGACCTAGTTTGGTTTTCGTAATAGTCATTACGTTCCTTGACTAGCTCTGCTGGAGCCTTACAAAGCAATAAACCACCCTGCAGAATGTTACCTTCAAATCTTTCATCTTTGTCGGTTAATGCAAACTCTGGGTGATCTTCAGCTTTAACTGGCTCCCAACCTTCACGTAGTTTTGAGGATACATTGGTGGCATCTGTTTGACCTTGAGTAGATACGCGTATCCAACGAAACTCATAGCCATCCTGTGGCTCTGGCGAGGGTAATACCTCTGGCCTTTGCCATGAACGCTTACGAGTATTCTTTTCGCGGGTTTCACTATCTCTCTTGATTCTGTTCTCAGCCATTATCAATTTCCTCTTTCTAGTGCAGCCATTTGTTTGGCGTATTCTTGTGGAGTTATACCTAGACGTTTTGTTAAAGCCATCTGTGTTGCGTTTAATGTGACCTTTCTAGGGCCGGTGCTCCGCGTGGCGGGGGCAACTACATTTGACTGTCGTTTTGGTCTCTCCTCCTCAAAAACTTCTTCCACGGAGTCATTGAACTCCTCGGGAAATACTTTTCGCATACGAGCATCAATCGTCTCGTAGTATTCATCCGATTGGGGGCTAACCCCAGATTTTATTAACCTGTCGTGAACGGTTAGGGCGACCTGTCGCATACCTATGTCTTGCACAAACCAAGGATTGTCCTGTACCCATTTTGCGGCTCGTTCATCAAGAGGTTCTGGAGTGACTTGTACCGAAGTTTCTTCTTCTTGTAAAGGCTCTACTTCAAAGTTATCTAGCTTATCAGAGCGTATTTTCGCATTAGTTAGCGCTTCTTGTGCGTCTACAACGCGCTCTGTGTCACCAGCCTCATAAGCCTCTGCATACGCTTTCTTTGCAGCGGCTAGCTCAGCCTCTGTATTTTTCTTAGCTTGTTCTAATAGAAGCTCTTGGTTCTTATTGACTGTGCCTTTCAGCTCTTTGTTTTCATCAACAAGCCTTTGCGTCAGCTTCTCTAGCTCCGCTCGCTCTCTTTCGGCTGCCTCTTTTGCACGTCGTTCGTCGTGGTATCCCTTGCTAAAATGTTGAATGCGTTTACGAACCTTGTCAGAGTAGTTCTCCAACTCTTCGTCCGTAACATCAGCCGGTGGCTCAGAGGGCTTACGGTTCCTATCAGCTTTTGGGGTATCATCGACAACTTCGACTTCAATATCTTCTTCTGCCTCTGCAGTCTCCACTTCAGGTTTACTAGAAGTATCTGCATAGTCGTCGGCGGTCTTTTTTCCTGACAAGTCGATCTCCACTGCATCGGAACTCTCCACTTCTATATCAGTGGAATCGACACTATCATCTTCAGGAAACTCGTACTCTACTTTTTGAAATGGCATAACCTACTCCCTATACTCTTTCTATACCACGGGGATCTGGCACAACAGCTTCAATAGAATCGTCATTCATCAAACGATATTCATTACCATCTATTGAGAACCTAGTCCCTGTATTAGCACGGAACATTACGTAGTCCCCTTGCTTACACCACGGGCCAGTGGGGAATCGGTCTGTGTCAGAGTAGGCTTGTTCGCCCATATCCAGCACAAGTCCGATAATCGACATGACTTGTTCGTGGTTCTTTGTGGTTACAGACTTTAGTAGGTCAGTGCCATCAAATGTCTCTTCAACATGCGGCATAGCAATCAGCACTCTATACCCCACAGGCACGGGTATCTGCGCTTCAAACTCGTCTTCAGTAACAGTTGCTTGTGCAACATCACTCATCTTCGTACTCCAAGTTTCGCAAGAGGTCTTCTATGTGCTGCAAACAGGTGTCGTGACCCCGAATCAACCCTGTCGCTTCTTTGTACGCGGAGAAGTCTTTAGCCCCTCCCGTAGCAATGAACTCTATTGCAGAGGCTCTTTCAGCCTCGATCCTTTCTTTAAGCACGTCTATGACGGTTTTAGCCACTATCTATCCTTGTTTCGGCTTTCCTGTATAGCCTTTAGTGTGTCTAAATCTGACTTGGCGTTGTCCCTACGACGCTCTGCGGCCATCTTGACTCCAGCCTTTCTAGCGTCTATTTGCATCTCTTGTTGTTCTAGCTTCAACTGTTCTGCGTCGATCATCGCATCTGCTTGATCTTTCTGAGTTTTTCTTTGTAATTCAGCGGCCTGCAACTGTGCGTCGGTCTGATCTTTCTGCATCTTACGCTGCACTTCTTGTTGTTTGACCTGCAGTTCTGCTTGCTTTAACTGCATTAGCGGGTCTTGCGCTTGCTGCTGCGCTTGCTGTTGTGCAGCCTGCTGTTGACGCGCCTGTGTGATCTGCTGTCCTGCTTGTGCTGCCAAACGAGCTAGATTCAACTCTACTTCTTCTGACAGTTCTGCGTTCGGTGCAGGTAGCGGTGCGCCCAACTTCTCTTCCATCTGCTTGCGATATAAGAAGGCTGTGTGTTCTGCGATGTGCGCTTGTAGCGACGCCATGATTCTCTGTGCCTGTGGGTTCTGCCCTAACATTTGAGCGATCATTGGATCTTTCATAAAAGCTGTATGTGCCGCGATATGCGCTTCGTGATCTTGGTATATAAATGCTTTCAACGGTTTACCATTCAATGCGTTCATATTCTCACTTATAGGATCAACAGGTTTGGCATCGTCCTCTGTCGGCACTAACTTGTCTGCGTTCTTCACGCCCAGCACTTCGATCATCTGCCTATGTAACTGCGGCAGGTCGTATATCTGCGGTGCAGACTGCGACATTTGTAACACAGCTTGATACTGAACCACTCGCTGGGCCATCGTAGAGCTATTAGGATCACTGACAGGGATCACGTCCACCATCATATAGTCCATCTGACGAGCAGTTATCTCTCCACGTATCGGCTCGTACCCGTACTCCGCTGGAGCATACTCAGCCATTATCGCTTTAAGCAGCTTAAACTCCTGCTTCATAGCGTAGTGAACGCGGGCTTGAACTGCAGCCATCGGTTTTAGGGTACGCTCTAGAAGGGCCAGAGTTGTCCCCACAGGGGCGTTTGCTGACATGTCCGAAATGTTCATGTCACTTATGGCACCCAGCCTACGACCTTCCTGAGTGATCTTATCTAGTAGTTGTAGTAGGGTCTGGCTCGGCTCCTTGTATGGGAGCGGCATTATGTTGTCACGGATGCTGCCAGACGGCACATCTACATCCTTAAACTCCCCCGGCTCTATCGGTACATCATCACCCTTTATACGTAACCCGCGAGACTTTAGACCTCCGGGCAGATTAGATAACGTACCAGCGTCCACAAGCTGCCGTATGATGGAGGTGCCCGCTTTAGCGTACCCCCCTATTATGTGAATCAAACCTAGCCCGTAAAAGCCAAATCCGGGCACGTATGCATAGTGTACGAAGTGTTGACGCTTGAGCATCAGGGGATCTTCTTCGTTCCAGTTACGACGTATCGCTAATATTTCACCTGTTCCACGCTCAATAGTTACGACGTAAGGCTTTGCTATTTGGTCTTTCTCGTCGCCATCTTCTTCATCGACACCTTCTATAATGATGTCAGCGTGTATCTCGTAGACCGCGTACCTATTATCGTCTGTTATAGAATAGCCACCTTCTTCAGCCTTACGCTCTTCTATATCAGTGTGGTAAGGCTGTGGGCTTCCTAGATCTACATCTCTGTAAAACCCAGACACTTGTAACTTCTTAAGCTCGTTCTTAGTCTTACGCATGATGTGCGTAACACGTTCGGCACTCTCTATATTAGACGCGCCGTATGGCACAACTACATCTTCGGCGGGTATGTACAATGCAACCTGCCTACCTATGTTCGGATCAAAATAAACTTTTTTGAACGCACTACCAGCCAAGCCAAGGCTGTATAACAGGCGCTCATGCTCGGGTCTGTACTCCACCATGCGCTCGGTGAGTTCGTAGTTCATATCGGCTTTTACGCGCTGTGCAGCCTCATCCTTGTCTTTAGTTTCTTCGCCAAGGATCTTTACACGTACAGGGCCAGCGGCGGGAAAAGTCTCAGACATGGTTTCTGCTTGAAAGCGTATAGCTGCTTCAGCAAGGACTGTGGAGTACACACCACACGCGCCTTCCCACGGCTCGTTACGCTCTTCGTACTTAAAACCAAGAACGTCCAACCCCCTGACAAAGCTATCAGCCCAATCCTTGCGGCTGTGCGTATCGGCATCCACTGCACCGATAAGCTCGCTGGATATTTTGTTTAGCTCGTTATCCTCTAAAAACTCTGCAATGTTGTCGCCAAATTGCATCGTGTCGCCAATGTCAGCGTCGGGAATAATCGTAATCTCTACAGAGCCGTCATCCAGAGTTACCATCTCTGGGTCTACAATCTCTATCTCCAGACTTGCGCCAGTTTCGCTTTCTTGCTCTATGCCTAATGGAGCAGCGTACAATCCTTTATCAACAGCCATTAGTCAGTCCTCAAATTAGTCTTGTACGTCCGCCTGCGCGGTACCCTTCTGGCATTTCTACACTATCTTCTGACTCAAACGCGGGTAAGTATTTAGGATATTGTTTTAAAAATTCTCTTCCCATAACTTTAATGCTAGGCGCACTTTTATCTCTAAGTTGTTTATACTGAGAGCCAATTTTAGGACGTATATTAGTCATAGATTCTAAATTCATACCGCCAAAATTATTCTTAGTGTCAAAGAAATCCATAGCGACTTGCCGTATTTCGTCTTCAGATATATCTGGATCTTTTAATCTACTTTTGTATCCTTCCATTTTGCTTCTAGCGAGATCCCCAAGCCGCCTACTAACTGGAGATCGTAAAATTCTCTGATGTCTATCTATCAGCCCAAATAAAGACGTCTTAAACTCGTCTATTGTTTCTGCTGCTAAAAAACTTTCTAGCGCTTCATTACCATTTTCTTCGCTCATTAGTAGTACCCACCTCTGCGTTGTTTAAAATACCGCTGTTCTTCAGGCTCGTCTGTCGGTAGGCGTATGAACCCACCCTGCCTAAAACGCATGAGCGCCATGACCGTGGAGTCAACCAAGTCATCATGGCTCATAAATGGGAACCCAGCGATTTCTTCAATTACTTCTTCCGCCCACCTCGTAGGAGGCACCCAGCATATACCACTTGCTACAATATCTGCTACTGAGTTTAGTCGTGCCAGTTTGTCACCTGACCCTCTATGTGGTGTGTATTCAGACACGGGTAGGCCCATACGCCGCATCTCTTGATACAGCGCCGTGCCTGCCGACTTCTTCTCCACTATGAATGCGTCTGGCTCCCACTCCATATACTCTTCCATAGCCATGTCTTTTAGCTCTGGAAACTCTAGTCGCTTCTTTATACTGTTTAGCAGCACTATATTGTACGCATCTACCTCTTCATTCATAAACACGCCCCACGTAGTGAGTGCTGTGTAGTCCGCACGGTTGTGAGTCTCGGCTGCAGCATCCAGTGACATGATTATATATTCACAACTGGGCGGGTTGTCCTGATCCCATATCTGCCACCACTCGCGTTTGACCAACGCGGCTTCTTCTGCGGTAGGTTCTTGTTGGTATTGTGCGTTCCATTGGAATGTAGGCATGGATGCCTTGGTGCGAAGCAGTGCTTCTAGGTCAAAAAACTCAGGCCACAGCGGTTTCTCTACTATATCGCCCGTTTCTGCGTCTTCTATATCCAAAATTGCAGGAAATTCTACGATTTCGTACTGATCTGCCCGCTCATTCTGCGTCATATCCTTGGTTACACGCCCAGTTAAGTCATCCATGTGCCATCTGGTCTGAATTATGGCTACAC